AAGCATCAGAATCGGCATCAGTATTACCTACACGAATCTGAGTACCACCTGGTTCTGCGAAGTTAGTAGCAGTTACAATACCAGCTTTACGTGCACCACGAGTGATAGCACGGAATGCAAGTCGGTCATACTTTTCAGCAAGTGCATAACCAATCTTACGTGAGATCTCAGAACGGAGATCATAATGAGCAAGGACTTCATCCAACTCATAAACAAAAGCTGAACTGATCAACAGGTCATCACAGTTGATGGTCTTTTCTGACACCGGAGGTGCACCATCACTATTACCAAGAATGCTGTTACCAGGAGTATGGAATTCAGACTTAGTACGACCTGTGAAGATGAACTGCATTGATTTGCCGTTTGACAGGCTACGCTTCATAACAAGGTCACGAGCGATTGTATTACGCTGGAACCCTTTGAACATCTCTCCACTGAACAGCTTCAAATAAAGCGCACGGCGTTGAGCATTAGAAGGAGACTGACCACCGGCAAAGTTATCAGCTCCTGGAATCATTTGTGGTGCAAGTTGAGATGCACCGGATTGTTGTTGTGACATTTTAAATAAAAAATAATAAAGATATAGTTTTCACCAAACGTTTGATGTTTCAAAAAATTGTGGTCTATCCCACCGTCTAGACGGCAAAGGGTGTCCTCGTAAGGGCCAATGCCAATAGTGAAGAGGGGAATTGCACCCCTCATTAGATCTATCTCACTTGGTGTATTTTACACCGCGATAGCAATAAGTTTTGCCTTGCATAGTAACCTCTTTAGAAGCCTCCATAAGCCCCGTTCCATGCTTATGGTGTCATGCGTCCCGAAGGATGAACGGACGTGCTTCTAGCCGATCACAGGTGCCTTAGAAGTAGCAAGGTCAAGATCTCCTCCGATTGTGAATACATAACCCAGCTCTTCAGCACGGGCTTTGGCTTCTTGTTCGTCATCAAATTGTTCGATGTTTGGTTGACCGCTTGTCATTGTTGAAGCTCCATAAGATTCAACGTAGTGAACCACATCAGGACCATGGCAGACGTAATAGGTATTGTCCATAATCATCAAGGGTTAAAGGAAATCGTCCAACCCTTGTTGACCAGGTTGGTGTAAGCAGTATTAGCGGCAGTAGACCAAGTGGTTTTGGCTGCGTTAGTGCCGCCGTTGATGCCAAGTGCGATGCCAGTAGCGCCATTAGTGTCTAGTGAGACAAGGATGTTCTCAATTGATTGTGCGGTAAGGGCACAGCCTGACCAAGCATTGTCGAATGCATTAGCAGTAAGCGTTCCCGTCGTGTCAAACATATTGGCGGGAAAGCTAGTAAGCCCGGAACACCCGAACCATGCGAAGCCGAAGTTCGTCCCACTAGAGGTATCGATCAGTGGAAAGCTGGTAAACCCGGAACAGTTGAGCCAGGTATAGCCGAAGTTCGTCCCACTAGAGGTATCGATCAGTGGAAAGCTGGTAAACCCGGAACAGTTGGCCCAAGCGGCGAAGAAGCCCGTCCCACTAGAGGTATCGATCAAGGGAAAGCTGGACAGCCCTGAACACCCGAACCAGGCGTAGCTGAAGCTCGCGACCGAACTTGTCGCATCAAACGGACAGACAAATGAAGTCATGTTGTTTGCACCGCGCCAAGCGATATCAAGGTTCGTTCCTAAATCAGCCTCAGCACCAATTGCAACAGACGTTAGCTGATCTTCATCCCCACTGTTGTTAAAAAACGGCCTATAAACATCATCACTATAAATAGATAAATTGTAATCACCAGCAGCGTAAGTGTGGGGTAACGTGTTAAGTGTGCTTATTTCAACGTCACCGTCGCCCCAATCAACTTCATAATCAACAGTTCCTGTAGACCTGAGGTTAAACGTGCCACCAGCACTTGTAATGCCGTAGTTGATCGCGGCATCGCCGGGAGGGGCGACCTGATCGCTAGTAATAGTCAAAGTGCCATTGACAGGAGGCTGGAAAATAAAGGTTCCAGGGATTGCAGTAGGGCTCATGGTATTGCTGCTCCGATAGCTGTCATAAGGTTAGACACGCGGGTGTCGAGTTTGGCGAGGTCTAGGGATTCGCCGATGCTGTAGAAGGAAAGGCGGGCGTCGGTTTTTGCTATCCCCGAGGCTTCTGCAAAAACTCCTATGTCTAAAGTTGCAGGACTCTGAGAAGCTATACTTTGCAAAAAGTTTGTGCCATTAACCCGTCCTGTAGACGTACTGCTTGAAGATCTTACCCCTCCGACAAAACCTACACTGTTCCCAATTTTAGAAGTCTCAACATTGGAGTTTATTCTTACCGATATACCCCCTGCTACGAAACTAATTAATGCGCTTCTTCCTGTCACATTTTGCGTACCTATGAGGATAGAGTTACTAGTGGCAAGTGAAGTTTGATAGACAGAAAGGTGTTTGTCATCCTGCGGATCAGCATTGTTAGCCCTATTGCTATCCAAATGCTTCGTACTCCCATTCCCCTTCAACCCAGTCTCCCTGTCGTAATCCGCACCAACAAAATTAAAGTTCGTCGGGGCACCACCGGTTAACGGAACCAACGCACCATCAAGCGTCCTCGCACCAGCAAGGATGCAAGACGCTTTGATTGCGTTCCAGATGTCGTCCTGTTTGCAACCAAGAACGAAGTCATTGATTGCCTTGGCTACACCAAACTCAAGCTCTTGACCGTCAGCGGCTTCTACAGCCGCGACATAATCAATTGCTTCAGATTCAGTCAGTCCGTCCCAACCTGACTTCCAGACAAGTGTCATCACTCACCTCCGGGGAAAGGACGCTCGTATGCAGTAATTTCAGCTGGTCGTTCAGGTGCAAGCAGTTCCATGCTGACCAACAACGCAAGACCGTCAGTAACACGTTGATCATCAAGTGCTACTTTTTCAGCTGCTGTTAGTTCATCAAGCAATGCTTTAACTGCATCAGCAGCTGCATTCTGTGCTTCAGCTGCATCAACCTCGACTTGGTTTTCAGCAGTGGTAGCCAGTTTATACGCTTCAAGGGCTGCTTCATACGTTGCAGTTTCCTCAGCGGTAGGGTCTTCAAGCATTGAATACTGAAGAACTGCTACTTGGTAGGCATCGTATTGTTCCTCAGTTGGCACACCGCCAATCCTCTCTGGTACTTCTACCGTATCGACAGAAGCTCCGAGCACCGCTGCATATTCAGCTGGGGTGAAGCGTGCAAAGAATCCAGCACTTGTGACAACGCCGTAGCCGTTAGCGTCGGCGAAACGATTGCCATCCTGGTTTAACAGCCATTCAGCATACGCCTCAGGCGTTTTGCCGACAGAATTAGCGGCAAAGATCAACCCGTCGATAACGCGGGTGTTGGTCAGTGTAAGGGAAAGTGTGTTCATGGTTAGATCAAACGGTAATGCGAAGTTCGCCAGTGGCGGTCTTGTAAACGTCACCCCCAACTAGACCACCAGAGGTGGCCGCAGAGTTGTCGGCGTAAGTGGGCAGATTGGGCAGCTTTAAAGTTGCCGCTGTGATGCGAACAGGTTTTTCAGAACCAGTGCCAGCGCCTTCCGTCCCAAGCTCAAGGACGTTGCTGTTCCACTGGAAGAATCCACGCTCATAATTCGAGGCGTCGGTGTAGGTGTTATAGAGCCGATAGGTTTGAGCGTTGGTGCCGTTCCTTTGGGCAAGGATGTTGGCGGCGTCTCGATTTAGAGCTACGTCTGGGGTGCTGTTAAAAATACTACCTGAAATTCCAAGGGTACCTGTCGTAAGGAAAGTGGAAGTACTCAATCTCGCACTATACGTCGCTCCACCGTTTGGTGAAAGAAGGACAGCCGTCCCTGCACCAGTTGCAGCGTAACTGAAAGAAGAAGTTAATAGCGCGTTGGCGCGCAGGTCAAACTCACTAACCCCATTCAGCTGCAAATCAAGCAGGTTGCTACCAGAAGCACTTGCAGTATTGGTTACATTTAACTTCAGCCCTGTAAATGTTGTTGTTGCATTATTCCAATCCAGCGTCGTACTAAAATCGCTGGTGCCGCTTAATGCACCCGCTTGATTGAATTGAATGCTACCAGTCGGACCATTGACCAGGCCAATCGTTCCAGTGGCATCGGGAATCGAAACTGTTCGGTTAGCAGTTGGTGTTACCGTCTGCAATGTGGTAGTGAATGTTCCGCCATTTTCTAGTTCAAGGTCACCGCCGACAGTGAGCTTATCTGTCGTTTTGTCGTAGGTAAGACCGCTGTCGCCACCAAATACGCCTCCGTCATTAAATTGAACTTGGGTGTCAGAGCCTCCAGGGGTGCCACCGCCACCGGTTTGGTCAACCCATTCGGTGTCGTAATCAGTGTTGGAGGCTTTCGCCAGGACCTGGCCTGTAGTGCCACCAGTGATAACTCCTACGCCGTCAGCGCCATCAGCTCCATCAGCTCCATCAGCGCCTGCTGGACCAGTCGCCCCGGCAGCCCCCTGAGGCCCGGCCAACGTACCTATAGAAGTCCAGGCAGAACCGTCCCAGACGTAGAAATTATCGTCAGCTGCGACTAGATAAACGTCACTCTGAGTAGCACCGCCGGGCAAGTCGCCAACAGTCGCCACGGTCCCTAAAACCTCAAAAGCAGTGGCACCAGCCCCTACCTCGTCGAGATTGCCTGTAAAAGGATTGAACTTATAAGCCATATTCAACTCCTAGCTACAGAAGAAAGTTCACCACTGGTATAAGTAAGAGTTAATGTTGCTACCACTGAACCACTTGCTCCACCGATACGATAAACAATAACTTGATTTCCAGTACTTGGTGCTGCTGGTGGAGTAATACTTACATAATCATGAGGGGGTATAGAAAAACCACCTACATCTTGTACAAGTTGTCCGTATGCCATTGTGTTTAAATAAATAAAAGTTTAAATTTTAGAAGTTATACTTAACACCAAACTTAGAGCCGTAATCATTTACGTCATCAAAGGTTGCTGCAACTTCTCCATAAACAGAAAGACGTTCTGTTGCTTGAATTGAACCGCCAATCTTACCTGTAAGCTTTGTCTCTTCTTCTCCACCATCAGGTGCAAAGATAGAAGGACCAGCTTGTACGTAGTATGAGCCTACGTCATTACCTGATTCATAACCAAGATGGAAATCTGTAACATGTCCATTGAAATCAGATCCAATGAATCCAGCATTGTTTTCAATGTTTACGTAAGGACCAGCCATTACAGGAGTAGCAGCAATCAGGGTTGCAGGGAGGATAGCAAGAATTTTCATTTGAGTTTAGTTAAAAAAGAATAAGTGTATTTTGTACGGTTACCATGAATACCCCAGCCTAACCAGTAGTAAGCAGCATTCATATAATAACGTACTGTTTGATGATTAGTTTGAAAAGCATAGAGATCTTTTCTAAACCTCATCTCATTAATCATGTAATCAGTTTGGCATTGAAGACCACTAGGATCTTCTTTACGTTTAATACAATGGTTGCCAAGACCAATGTAACGATGTTTAGATGTCCATTGAATTAAACCATAACCACCACGAAGGCAGCGATCGTAAGGAACGATAGCACCACCCTCGCATACGTTAGGTTTAAAATTAGACTCTTGTTGGATGTTACCCAGAATGACTGCTAGTGCTGTACGGTCTTTCACACCAGCAGAAGTCTGTAGTTGTTCTAGAACGTACTGCTGAGGTGCAGTACATTGTGGGCATTCAATCATTTTTTCTTAGCAGTTTTAGCAGCACGTTTAAAGTTGGCAGCAGTAGGAGCACCTTTGCTTCCTGGCTTGCGCATCTTCTCACCTGAACCTTTTGCGATACGCATTTTCTTTGCGTGGATGTTAGCGTAGAGACCTTTTTTAGCCATTACCAAATACCGGGGATAATTTGACCAGTTAGTGCATACGCTCCTAGCGCAGCCATCACACCTAGCATAGCCAGGCGACCGTTTAGCATTTCAGCTTTTTCGTTATGTGTCACAGTGTAATCTTTGTCAGTGTACATGGTGGGTT